GGGAGTAGACACTGCCGACGATAAATTACTAAAACTTAGCATGTGCATGATCGATGATGTTGCTAAGACTATCAGTGAGTTTATGGATGGTTATAAAGCAATGGATGAAGAAGAGAGACCAAAGGTATTGTTTGTTGTTGATAGCCTCGGTATGCTTCTTACACCCACGGATGTTAAGCAGTTTGAAGCTGGTGATCTAAAAGGTGATCTAGGACGTAAGCCAAAGGCACTAACAGCGTTGGTAAGGAACACGGTTAATATGATTGGTGCATATAATGTAGGTATTGTAGCAACCAACCACACCTATGCTAGCCAAGATATGTTTGACCCTGATGATAAAATATCTGGTGGTCAAGGATTTATATATGCTAGTTCTATAGTGGTAGCTATGCGAAAACTTAAATTGAAGGAAGATTTAGATGGGAATAAAACTACATCAGTACAAGGTATTCGTGCAGCATGTAAGGTGATGAAAACGCGATATGCTAAACCATTTGAATCAGTACACGTTAAAATCCCATATGAAACTGGCATGAATCCATATAGTGGGTTAGTTGATTTGGCAGAAAAGCAAGAATTGCTTACCAAACGAGGTAATCGTTTAGTCTATATTAATAAAGAAACTGGCGAAGAGGTGTTGCAATTTAGAAAAGCGTGGGAAAAAAACACCGATGGGTGCTTGGATATGATAATGGCGGAGATTAGTATTGGAGTGCTAGATACTGAAATAAATAACCCTAAAGAAATTACAACAGAGGAATAGAATATGAGTTTAGATTTATCATTAGAAATATGGGAAGCATTAAGACCGCACATTGCAGGCGGATTCCAGGAAGCCGCGGATGATTTTGTGACTGTATTAACAGAAAATTTAATAAATGCCGAAGATATATCAGCATCAACTACAGATCGACATATTAAGAAATCATTGTTAGATCATATAGAAGTAGAAGATTATGAAGAAGATGAAGATGCATTTGGATTCACTGATGATTATGAAGAGTAATGTGGTATTCTAAGGTAACACAAGACCTATCTAATATACCGACATTTATTGATTATTATAATAATGAATTAATACAAGCCAAGAAGGAAGTCCGAGTCCACGGTAATGTAGAAATTAATATCAAAGAGTTACCTGGGTTTACCGAGCAACGTTTTTATCAATTACAAGAGATAGAGGCTGTATTAAACTACTTAAATATCGAATTGCGTAAGATTCGACGTAAGCATTTTAAAAAATATCTCGAGAGTTACAATAGAGCATTAAGTAGTAGAGATGCTGAAAAATATGTAGATGGCGAAGATGAGGTAGTTAATTTTGAGCTACTAATTAACGAAGTTGCTTTACTTAGAAATTGTTGGTTAGGCATAATGAAAGGATTCGACTCTAAGAACTTTATGCTTGGTTATATAGTTAAGTTAAGAATAGCTGGCATGGAGGACATAGTTGTTTAGATGTTCCGAGAATTTAACGACGTTGTTATATATGACTTTTGGAATAATGACTTTCAGATAGTAAGAACCGGGCAGTTTGGCAAGCATTTTTTAGAACAGTTACCAGACAAAGATTACTTAAACAGACCTTTTATCTTTAATTGCTTAAATGAGGGGATAGGTCCATTAGATATACAACTAGCTATTAATAGTATTAAGAAAGAAGGAGTTAGTTTAAATATTAGAGTAATATTTAATGCTATAATCGATATAGATGCTTTGCCATACAAAGCATTGTGTTATCCTGAAAATATGGCAAAGCATTTTAACTTTTTACGTCATATAAGTAAACTCGATGTAGATTGGAAAAATATTAAAATACGATACTATTTTATTTCTCTAATAAGGCGAGCATCAGTGGGACGTGTAAAATTTGCCAAAATGTTACTAGATACAGTTAAACGAGAACAATGTATAATGAGCTGTGGAAGTGGATTGGATAGTTATTCTTTAACACAAGAATTAATCAATATGTTTAAACCACATAGATTGCCATTATTAGTGGACGGACCAATTAGCATATCAGCTAAAAACCAACATCACCATACTAATCCTGATTTTTTTGATTGTCTATTTAATTTAGTTGTTGAAACTAGTTCGCAAACAGATAGTGATTCGTGGACTGAAATTTTTATTACTGAAAAAACATTCAAAGCAATTGCATATAGGCAAATACCTGTATGGTTTGCAGTTCCTGGTACTGTCGAAGAGGTTAGAAGATTAGGTTTTGATACATTTGACGATATTATTGATCATAGTTACGACAATATTACTTCTTCTGAAGTCAGGATGTCCAAAATTGTTAGTACCATGAAATATTTTGTTAATAATTACACACTAGAACAGGCGAATAATTTACGGATCAACTTGTGGTCTAGGTTAAATAACAATGTTCTGTTGTTAGATAAATTAAGCAGAGTGCATCACAAAAAGAAACAACAATTATTATTGGAATTAGCTAAATGAACGCAATAACCGGATTTACATCTCAACAGGAAAGTCACAAACACAGCCTAGAGACATTACAAATGTTAGAAGATCATATTGATTTTATGGACAGTATTGATTCAGTGTGTGATATGGGTTGTGGCGAGGGCTTAGACATCGAATGGTGGGCTACAAGGACTATCGACAATGACGATGGCGTTACACCACTAAATATTAAGTGTACTGGCATTGATTTAACAGAAACAATATCAATAGCCGATAAGTACGATAATATTAAATATCAACAGCGAGACTTCGAAGAACTAAGTATAGATCAATACGATGTTATTTGGTCTCATAATAGTTTCCAATATGCGCTCCGCCCGCTAGATACACTAAAATGTTGGAACCGTATGATAACAAACGGTGGAATGTTAGCATTAATTATACCGCAGACAACTAATATACAGTACAATAGACAAGCATTCGAAGTCCCTAATTACCATTATTTTAATTATACTCTTCCTACTCTAATGTATATGTTAGCCGTTAATGGGTTTGATTGTAGTGATGGGTTCTTAGAGAAGAGCATGTCGGATCATTGGATTAAGGCTGTAGTTTATAAGAGTGATATAGAGCCGATGGATCCTAGAACAACTTCGTGGTACACGTTGGCTGAAAAAGGTTTATTACCTAAAACAGCAGTCGATAGTATTACAGCTCATGGGTATCTACGTCAAAGAGATCTTATATTATCTTGGTTAAACGGTAGTGCGACATGGTATGGTAGAGAGTGGATGTAACAGAGGGATATACACTGAACATAGTTATAGTTTCAGGGGGCTTCGACCCTCTTCATAGTGGGCATATAGCATATTTTGAATATGCTAAAAAACTTGGCGATAAATTAATAGTTGCCATTAATAGTGATGATTGGTTAATTCGTAAAAAAAGTCGTTTTTTTATGCCATTGTCTGAGAGAATGGAGATTATACATAGTATTGGTGTTGTGGATGATGTAATAACATTCAATGATGATGATGGTACAGCTAAAGATGCAATTAAGGTGGTAAAATATATGTACCCAGACGACGATATTATCTTTGCTAATGGAGGAGATAGGAACCATGAAAATATCCCAGAAGTAAATCATTACATTAATGACAATCGAGTTACATTTGCGTATGGGATAGGTGGAAATTACAAGAAGAATTCTTCTAGTTGGGTACTAAATGATTGGGCCGCTCCAAAGACGGAACGTATATGGGGATATTATAGAGTTATATATGACCAACCTAGCTACAAAGTTAAACAGTTAGTTGTTGAACCAGGTAAGTCGTTAAGCATGCAAAAACATGAGTACCGTAATGAGCATTGGTTTGTAGTTAATGGTGTTGCAGATGTAGGATTAGAAAACAATACTAAGCAATTACAACCTCATCAGAGTATTGAGCTTCCAGTGGGAACCTGGCATCAATTAAAAAATGCGAGTGATATTAAACCAGTGGAAGTTGTTGAAATTCAGTATGGTGAGAAATGCATAGAAGAAGATATTGATAGAAAAAGCATAAATATGTGTGACAACAATTACAACGGAGATTAATTATGGCAAATAGACGAGTAGATTTAATGGGCAGTGCATTTTCGGACACCGGAAATGTAACCATCAGCATTCAGTTGAATAACAATGAAGTATTTACTGGTGCAATTATAGCATCACCAACACAAGATGATGAAACACAGGCAAATGCAGTTGCCACGGCATTGTGTTCATTTGATATTGATTCGGCGCTTAGTGGTAATTTGCCATTGGTTATAACAGCGACTGGGGGAATATTATATTTTGCAAACTTGCATGCGGTTGTATGGAAGGATAGCGAACATACGGTGATGTCTTCCGACGCTGGGGACATTAACAGTAATACCACTGTATCTGATGGGAAGACTAATGCAATGGTGGATGGTGAACCACAAGTATTTGATGCATCTGTGGCAATGAATGAGAACGGCACAGTTGGCGATTGGCATTATAGAATTCCAGATAATTCGACATTAACTTGTGATATAATGGTTGATGATATTAATATTGCAGTTGACCCAACTTAAATATTAACAAAAGCATTTCATTTATACAACTCGGAAAGCATTAGTGTAGCCCAAATGTATGCACAATAGTTTTTAATTTATGGTATAATACATTTATGAAGCAAGCTATAATTACTGTAAAAGATGAGGTAAATTGCAAGATAATAGGTCTTGATTTAGATACTAGGAAGAAGTTAGTATCTAAGTTTAAGTATGATATCCCTAATGCTATGTACATGCCATCATATAAACTCGGAAGATGGGACGGAAAAGTTGCGTTCTTTCAGCTAGGCGGCTCTACATATATAAATCTACTTCCAGATGTTATACCCATTCTTATTAAAGATGGATATAATGTTGTATTAGATGATCAGCGTGCATATCAAATAGCATTTGAATTTAACGAAGTAAAAGCTGATAGCTATAGTCATAACACTTGGCCGGTAAAGCATACTATCGCCGGCGAGCCGATAGTA